GAATGTTAAACCGAAGCACAACAGTTGATATTAGCACTAAACCGCCACTTTTGGCAATGTGCTGTTATAAGCCGTTTTTCTTCACAAATCAAAAAATAAATGGATTTACGAATTGAATACATTTTCAGAGAAGAAATGAAAAGAGATACATCTTTTCAAGAAAAAAAAAACTGGGTTAAGTTTGCTTTTCGGAACAAACAAATACTCTAAACAAGAAATGAGAGAAACTTGGGATAGAGGTATTAAACTTGGAATAGAAATAGGATTGCGAAAAGCAAGTTTAGAAGGACAAAGGATTGAACTTAATCACAATACACCCGAAGGAAAGCATAAGGAATTTCTTGAAAAGTTTTATCAATTGGCTGATGAATATAAATGTGCTGTCCAATTTCATCTCGAATTTGGAATGGTAGTAGTTGCTCGTCAAAATGGCTTATAACGGTTTGCAGATAAGCGAAGGCAAAGATTTAGAAACGAAAATTTTAACTTAAAAACAAATATAATTATGAAAACGAGAACATCATTAAACCACAGAACCTTTGCTTTTGCTTATGTGCTGTTAGTAGCTGTTATTTTTTGCGGCTGTGAGGATATGAATAGAGCCGAAGAACGCTCAAAAGTATTTAAAACAGCAGTAGAAGTTAATGGCTACCAAATATCAATAATAGAATTTGATAGTTGTCAATACTTAATATCAGGCGTTGGCTACTCACAAATGATGACACATAAAGGGAACTGTAAATTTTGTACAGAACGTAGCAAAAAATAATTGCTACTAACGTTTTGCAGCTAATAGACGGGCTGGAAACTTATATAATTCCGCCTGTTTATTAGGTGCTGTTATAGGTAGTGCCAAATATAAATACTAAAAGAATATTAATAATTAAAAAATAGAAATAATGAACTTAAAAGAATTTGTAAAATTTACATTTGAAAAATACGAAAAAAACGGGTATTGTTTTAGACCTAGAATAGTTTGTAATGATGGGTTTTCAATGAGTGTACAAGGTAGTAACGCATTATATTGTAGACCGAGAATTACACAAGATTGGTATGATAAAATGGAAATAGGTTATCCATCAGCAGAAGAAATTGATATAATAGAATTTGCTGAGGATATTACAAAACCAACTGATACCGTTTATGGTTATGTGCCATGTGAACTTATTGAAAAAGTTATTTTAAAACACGGTGGTATTAACTCGGTTGAAACATTTAAAGCTTCTAAGGATATTAAATAGGCATTACCTATAACGGTTTGCAGCTTTGAGCCGTTTAAACGAATATTAATTTAAAACTAAAACAACGAATATGAATAACAATGAAATAGAAAATGGCGCAAAGGTGATGTTGGTACCAGTAGCCAAATTAAAATTTAAAAACAATAACTTAAAAATACAATTATGAAAAACAACAAAGAAAAATCGTACCAATACGCATCGATGATACAAGAGGCAATAGCTGAATTGATTTCAGAACACGAATTATTAGCTGATTTTGATGATGAAAATAACGCAACTGCATTTTTACACGCATTAGCTAATGTAGTGCCATGTAATATTTATAAGAAATTAACTAATGATAATACTGATATTTTAGGTTTTAATCATATTGCTAATAGATTAGTATATCAATTTACAAAGCAGGACGAAGCCGAAGCGTAAACGCCAAGGGCTATTGGTACTAACGGTCGGCAATATGAAACGGTTGCCCTTGTAAGACGTTTCAAAATATGATGCAGTTTTCTGGCAACTGTTTTATATTGCTTGTTATAGCCAGTTAATTTTAATCAATAAAAACGAAAAAAGATGGAAGCACCTAAATTAAATGAAGTATGGCATGTTCAATATGGAGAAGCCATTGGTAAAGAATACAATATCCTTGTAAGAATAGATGAGGATAAAAAAGAGTTAAATCCACCGAATTGGAGAAGAAACAAGTATAAATGTGAGCATAAAAGTAAGGAACTGATGGTAGGTGGAAATATGTTCATTGAACGGTTTTCTTAATTGGCTATAACGGTTGGGTGTATGAGAAGGTTTGCTTAGATGAACTTTCAAATTATGCACAAATGCTGATAGCAAACTTTCTTATACACCTTGTTATGTGTAGGTGTGGTTAATTAAGGTAGAATGTTCAATTGGATAACTGAACAAAAATTTTAAAAGAAAAAGAAAGGTGGATTTTTATTATTTTAATATTTATATATAAAAGAAAACAATGAAAGATTTGAAACAATTTATTAAAACAACCATACGAGAGTTTTTGAATGAGAGTTCAATTGGGAATATTGAATATAAAATAACATATTCACCACCAGAAAATATTCATGTTGTAGCAAAGATTGATGGTGTTATAATTGGAACATTATCTATAATAGATGATAGTCATTTCTTATCAACAGAAGATGAACCAACATTTACAATTATGTCAGTATTTGTAGATAAAGAATATAGACAAAAAGGTATTTATATAAATTTAATCAAATATTTTTTACTAAATAATAAATATGGTGTCAAATCGTTATATTCTTCAAAAGAACCAGAATTTGATACAGAAAAAAGAACATCGGTTGCTGATGGTTTTTGGAAAAATGTTTATACAAATCAAAATAAATATGGTGTAAATGTTGATAAAATAGATAATGATTATGAAATTTCTTTAAAATAAGTGCGGTGGTATTTTTCTTTTAAAATTTCCAACCGAAATATTGATTAGAAGGATGAACGGAACACTTACACATAACTATTATATATAAACAAGTATGGTCTAAACCCTTTAAAATTAATACTTTGAACCAAAAAATTATAAAGATTTGTTAAGAAAAGTTTATATATTATAAAATATAACCCAATAACACATAATTAATTCATTAATAACCTCCACTTTAACAATAAATTGATTATTTTTTTATTATAATAATATTTATATTAAAAAAAAGATATGGTTAAAGTAGTAAATTTTTTAAAAGTATGGGGGATATTAATTATTTCCGTACTATTATTCTTTAAAACTTGTTCAATAACAAGTAAAGTGGAGAAGTTATCAAAAGAAACTAAAGAAGAACTTGTTAAGTTAGATAGTACGGTTAAAAGTGAGACTATTTCTGAAGAAGAATTCAAAAAAATGATCACTATTGAAGGTTTGAAATCAGAAAAAAGAATGATTCAATCAACAGATAGAAAAATTTTAGATGTTAATAGACAATCTGAAATTGATAAAGAAATTGAAAACTTAGAGAATAAATAATGGTGGGGGATGTGATTATATATACATTAGAATGTCCTTTAAGTAATAAAATTAAATATATAGGTAAAACTATGAATTTAAAGCTTAGATTATATGGTCATATTAACAAATCTAAAAATAAAAAAACATATAAAGATAAATGGGTTAATTCTTTAATAATTAAGGGTCATAAACCAATTATGAATGTTTTAGATATTGTAAATGAAAATGAATGGGAATTTTGGGAAAAATTTTATATTTCTTTATTTAAGAGTTGGGGGTTTTCTTTGACTAACCATACGGAAGGTGGTGATGGAGGATCTTTTAAAAAACATTCCATTGAAACCATAAAAAAAATGTCAAATAAAATACCGTGGAATAAAGGGATTCCATTTTCTGAAGATGTTAAGAAAAAAATGAGTGAGTCAGGAAAAGTAAAAGTTTTTACAAAAACTCATTTAGAAAATATGTCTAAATCACTTAAAGGTAAAAAAAGAGGTAGTTTTAGTGAAGAATGGAAACGTAATATCAGTAAAGGTAAGTTAAACACGATAATGTCTGAAGAAACTAAAGAAAAATTAAGAAATACGTCACCAAAAAGAAAGAAAATTATTTGTACAAGTACAAATATTATTTATAACAGCATATCTGAAGCTAGTAGACTTTTAAAAATACCAGTTAGTACAATTAATGGTGTGTTAAAAAAAAGAAGAAAGTTAGCTCATGGATTATTATTTAATTACTACAATGATTAATTTTTTTAAAAAAAATAAGTTTAATATGATAAGATTTATGCTTATTATTCCAATAATACTAGTTAGTATTATAAGTATAAGTCATGTCACTATTTGGTATAACCTTTCAAATCCGTTAAGTTGGGCTTTATATTTATCGGTAGCTATTGAAATTGCCGCTATGGTTGCGGTAATGGCCGCTTCATTGAAAATGAAGGGTGGTGCGTGGTGGATTTTCATAATAGTTTCATTTATTCAATTTATAGGTAATATTTTCTATTCTTATAATGAAATAAACGTTAATAGTCCAGAATTCAAAAGTTGGGTAGAATTGGTCAGTCCAATATTTGATATTGTAGGTTTAGATTCTTCAGACGTACTTAGTCATAAAAGGTGGTTAACTTTATTAGAGGGAGGATTATTACCAATAATATCTTTAACTTGTTTACATTTCTTTATCAAATATAGTGGTGTGGATGAATCTAATCCAATACCAGAAGTTATTGAAGAAACTATCGTTAATGAGGATAAAGAGGAATTTTATGTAGTGGAAAATACTGAAGATGAAGAAGTAAAACCATTCAAAGAAGAAGATCTTATACCCTATGAAGAAACTGGGGATGAAAGTGAAGGGATATACTTTGAACCAGACACTTCACCCAAAGAAGAAATTGAAGAAATGGTTGTTGAACCAGAGATTTTAGTGGAAGAACCCAATTTAGAAATTTCTCAAATTGAGGAAGAAAAAAAAAATAACGATGATTCAATCACAGATGTTGAATCAGGAGGACAACCTAATGAGGGGACCTTTAATAACTCCAAAATCCAAATGGGTTCGTCCAAATCAGGAGAGGGTATAATCTATAAAAATCGTGGTCTTAGAAACTAAAAAGTATAAATTATCTGAATCTAATTATTATCAATCTGATAATCAAAAAAAACAAATTGTTATTGGACATTCTTTATCTAATGATATGTCATTTTTTAATGGATGGCTTAATAGGATGAATGGTAAGTATAAGAAAACAACACCTTACACTATTGACGTTAATGGTAAAGTGTATAACCATTATTCACCTAAAAATCACTCCGATTTTTTAGGTTTTGAACCACATGATTTGAATACAATTCCTATACTATTAGTTAATGAGGGTTGGTTAATAAAAGATATTATAAATAATCGACACATAGACTGGGTTGGTAATATTTATAATAGAAAGGATAAAATTGTTGAACGTAGATGGAGAGGACATAATTATTGGTCTCCATATCCGGATAAACAAATTAAATCTTTGGTAAAACTAATAAATGATTTAACTAATGAATTCAATATTGAGAAAAAAGTTATAGAACATAATACACAGGTAAGTGGAATTAACAAGTTTGAAGGTATTGTTTTTCGTAGTAATTATAATAAGAATACCACAGATCTAAGTCCCGCGTTTGAGTATAATAAATTTAAAAAATTAATAGAAAATGGATAACACTGAAGAACAATTAAATGAATATGATGAATCAAAAAGAATACTTGATATCATTAGAGAAAGTAATTATAACCATAAAAAAAGTCGTTTTAAGGGTAGTTTATTAACGGAAGCTGTACAACCAGATCGAGTTGTTTTAGACGCTGGACAACAAAAAGATGAGGAAAAGAAGTTTAGAACTATAATTTCTTCTAGGGTTAAATTTGATCCATTGATAATTTACCCTAAAACTGGTAATGTTGAATGGGGTGGAAGTTTCCAAGACTCAAAAATACAATGGTTTTACTCATTGGATGATACTCGTGGTGTTTACATTAGTTGTGAACTTTTAAAACTAGATGATAGTACTATTACGACCATCAAAAAATTAGTTGGTTTTTATGATAATTGGGCTAATGAATGGGGTAATAAATTGGCGGATGAGTACAGAAATGATGAAGTAACTGAGGAAGTTCCTAATGAAGAAGTTCCCAATGAAGATAATAACGATGAAGAAGTAACCGGTGAAGAACCACCAGTAGGTAGAGGTTTATAATGAAAGATTTAATCAAAAAATATATTAAACCAATTGGTATTGTGATTGGGGTTATTATTTTAGGGTATTTTATTTTTTTAGGTATTGACACCTATACTCAAAATAAGATTGAAAAACGGATAACTGATGAAAAAAGTAAAATTGAGAAACTTGAAAAAGAATCTATTTATTGGAAAGTTAAATCTGAGATGGCCGAAAAGGAATCTAAAGATTTAAAAGATATCGTTGAGAAATCAAAACAAAACATAACTACAATTATAAACAAATATGATGAAAAACGTAATTCTACTAATCACCTTAGTGATGATGAATCTATCAAGTATCTGTCAGACAGGCTTAATAAAAAAAATAGTACTAAATAATGATACTGGGGTGTTTGTCCCAATGAAAGGGGTTAGACAAATAAATAGTGTATTTGTTGATTTGGATGAGTGTAAAGAGATTAATGACACTTTAAAGGGTATCATAACTAAATATGATTTAGCGTATGGTAAATTGGATAGTGCGTTAAAATATAAGAAAATTGAATGTTTAAAAAAAGATAGTACGATTACATCTTATGATAATATCGTAATCAATCAGGAAAAACTTATTAAAAAAAATGATCGTAAAATACGATTGTTAAAAATACAGAGAAATGTCTTAGTACCAGCTTTAGGTGTCCTAATCTTACTTTTATTTATTATTTAGGGTAATTATACTAAGTAAACACATATTTATATATTAAATTAAATAGATATGAAACGTCCAGTTAAAGAAAGTATTAACCTTGGTAATAATGTAACAAAAGAATTTAAAAAAGCTTTCGTTGGTGTTAATCAAGCTATTAGTGGTAGTGGTTCTAAAACACCTAAATTAAAGGCTGAAACTATCTCACCAGAAGAAATGTTTGATGTTAACGCTTTTACCAATGATGAGATTGAAGAACAAACAACTACCGGTAGTGTTGGTGGTAGTTTTGTTGGTCCAGTAGGATTTACCCCTAAAAGAATGAGTTTATTCGCACCAAAAGGTTCTAAGGAACATGAGGAAGGTCGTAAAATACTTAAACAATTAGAAAAACCGATTGGTGGTGTTTACACTAAAAAAAGTTTAAAAGAAATGTTTTCAAGTGTAGATGATATTGAAGAACAAACTACAGCTGGTTCTGTTGGTGGTTCTTATGTTGGTCCTAGTATGTGGGCTAAAGATCGTAAAAACTGGAGAGGTAACAAAAAACAATACCCTGGTGGTAAATTTGTTAAACCTAAAGAAAAATGTAAAAATTTCCCTTATTGTGATGAAGGTCCTGGAGCTATTGAATTAAGTGATACTCCACATAATAAGTTAGATAATTTATTCGGTGAAAGTAAAAGTTTTTATGAAATGGATTACGATGATGAAATTTATGAAAAAAGAGACAGTGACTATTCTAAATTAGAACAAATTATTTCAAGTGTTAATAACTTAGTTCAATTACCAGCAATTAATAAGTTATGGGAATTATTCCAGAAAAAGTTTGAAGGTTATATGAGTGAAAACTTAATAAATCATATTGAAGAATTATTGAGTTCAAAATATGATGAATTAACTAATAAAACTAAAATGGATGAAAGTGATGAATCTATTGAAACTATTAAAAAAAGTGGTCAAAAAATGAATGATTTTGAAAAAACTCTAAAGGTGTTGAAAAGTGTTACAAATCAAAAACAATTTAATTCAGCTTTAAAAATGTGGATGAATTTATTAATTAAATATAAAGATACTTTAACTAAAAAACAAGTGGAAGATGTTAAGGAACTAATCCATAAAAAAATTGAAGAGATAAAGGATGTGAAAGAAGAGATAAGTGAAAATAAAAGTGTACATCGTAAAATAACTACCTAATTTTTTACTTTAGGGTAATATTTATTATATAAACAATAAATGATGAAAAAAAGAGATATATTAAAAAAAATAAGTGAACAAGTGGCTAGAGGTATTTTAAATCCTGACGCTGGTGAACCGGTGGGTTTAAAAATAACTAAACAAGCTTTAGTTAAATCTAAAAAAGAAAATGACGATTACTATAAGAGTTTAGATAAAAAATTCACTGACTACCTTAAAATGGGTGGTAAAGATGAACCTTCTCCAAAAGTAAATATGACTGATGAGGAACGTAAGATGTATTATGGTACTGGTATGGAAGGATTGAAATATGATGATGAAGGTACACCTAAATACGAGAAATTCGTTAAAAGAAATGAAGAGTTGAATAAACCCAGTAAAGATTATTATTTAGATAAAGATGAGGTTGATGATTCTTATGATAGAATTATGAAAGATGGTAAGACTTATAAGAAACATAAGTATGAAAAACCTGATGAATATCAAAAAACACCTAAAGTAAGAGTAACTAATGAATCTACAAATAAAAAAACAATGAAACAATTAAATTTTAAAAAACCATTCATTACTCAAGAAAGAGTTATGAAATTAATACCAGAATCTTTTAAAGTTAATGGTAATAAATTTAAAATGACTGATGGTGTGGAAACTTACACTATTAAATGGGAAGGTGACACCAAAACTGGTACACCAACACCATTACAATATAAAAATGGTACATTAATTAAAGAAGATGTTAGTAAAATGAAACATCTTTATGATTATAACTCTCAAGATACTTTAATGAAAACCAATGATGCCTTAACGGAAAATCAAATTTTCTCTGAATTATTAGGTAAAAGTCGTTCTATTTTAAAAGAACAAGACGCTCAAGTAAGTACAGATCAAACTAAAACAGTTACACCTACGGATGGTGAAAAGAAAAAAGAGACGTTAACAATCGCATCAACAATTAATGGGGTAAAATATAAGTTACCTAAAATTAAAACTGAAGAAGATATTAGTAAATTTATTAATTGGTCTCCAGATGTATTAGCGGGCGTTAAAAAATTAGTTGGTGAAGGTAGAGCTTTTCAATATCCAATTAAGGAAGATGGTACTGGTGTTGGTAATAAACTTGTGTCATCATTAACGAATTTATTAAAGTTACACGCACTTCTTGGTGTGGTAAAACCATATAATAATTTAGATAGTTTATTATCATGGACACCACCAACGGCTAGTTATGATAAAGATACGTTAGATAGTATAAAAAGTACACAAGCTAGTGTAAAAAATGGTTTTGAATTTGTTAAAAAATACCCAGGGGATCTTAAATCATACTTGAAAGTTTATGCTGATGAGTTAAAGGCTAGAGTTTAATATTACTAATCTGATTAAAATATAAATGTGAGTAGTTATCTACTCACATTTTTTTATTTAGAACAAACCACTTTTACATTACGTGAAAAGTAGCCTTCAGATTTAGTATCCCCCTTTTCGTAGTCAAACATTACAACTAATACGTAACCACCAGAAACTTGTTCTGTAACAGTAAATTTAGTTGTATATTTTCCATGAGTAAGTTCAAAATTATACCCAGTTTTAGATTTAGTGTAATTAACAAGATTAAATTGTTTTACAACTCCATTATGACATAAAAGATTAGCTTTCTTTTTATTTAGGTCAAATGTATAAGTAGAGTTACTAAGACTTAAATTAGTATATTCAACTAAATCATATTTCTCAGCTTCAGATAAAGTTACATTTAATGGCCAGCTCATTTCTTGTATAGTATCTAAACTAACTTTTAATACTTGAGAGTGTGTTGTTAAACTTAAAACTAATACACTAAATAAAACTAATTTTTTCATAACTTTAAAATTTAAATTGTTAAACTATTTATTTTTATCTATAACAAAGGTATATTTAATAATTGGATTATACAAGTGAAATTTCATTTTTTATTGTAATTAACTGATAATCAATGTAATTAATTTTTAATATATGAATGAATCTGAATTTTTAAGATATGTGTTAAGACCATTAACGGAGGAAGAACTAACCTTATTGTATAAGGCCAATAATATATGTTATGAGAGGTGTTTATTATACTCAGACTTTATACAAACATTAATGGATCTAATCAAACACACCTATTTAGGTGATGATGTTATAACTAATAATAAAGAGAAAGAATCACATTTTAACTGGTGTTTCAATAAGGTGGTGTCTAATTTTAAAACTGAATTGATAAGTTTTAGTAAAACTAGTGATGTTTATGAGTTATTATACTCATATTCTTTCGATTTTTTCTATAATGAAAAGGAAAAAGATAATATGGATGATAAAATCGTTAAATATTGGGCTCATATATTTAAATACTCAGCGATCAAAACTAAATCAGAACTTGATACAATGGTAGATGTTTATAAGATATTAGAAAAAAGTTTGTTTAGTTTAGAAAAAATAGTTGATTAAAACTTTATTTATTCAATTTTAATGTATATAATTATGTTATGAATATATTAGAATTAGTTTTAGGTGGTTTAGTACAAGAAAAAAATATCTTAGAAGCTGAATTAGAAAGAGTTATTAATGATAATAACTTAACTACATTAGAAAGGGTAGATAGATCAAAAAAATTATTGGTTACTATCACGGAAACATTTAATAATATTAATACAGTAACTGGATACCTCCCAGTTAAAAAACATAATGATGAGGTGATAACAAATAACGATAAATAAATTAATTAAAATGAGTACAACTAAATTTAATGAATTAAAAAATCTTTTGGAAGAAGTGGAATCTGATTACACTAAATTTAATGAAAAAGGTGTTAAAGCCGCTGGAGTTAGAATTAGAAAGTCGATGCAAGAAATTAAAAAAATAGCTCAAGAAATTAGAGTTGAGGTTTCACAAAAGAAAAGTAAAGAAGTGTAAAAATAAAATATATGGTAATTGAAATAATCAACAAAGTATTAATTTTCCTATTCTTCCTTTCAGGGTTGAATGTAATAAGAGCTTCATATTTTTTTGTCCAACACTGGATAGATAAAGAAAAGTTTAAATTAAATGAAAAATCTTTATTATTTTTAGGTATTTCAATTGCCTATATATTATTATGTATTATTAACGGTATAAAATTATAAGATGAGTAGTATACAAGAAAGACTTGATAAGTTAAAACCATATATTAAAGGTATGAGGTTTGTTAATAACTCAACAGTTGTTGACGCGTTATTAAAAGAAAATTGGAGTATACCCTCTTCAGAAACCATAATGGTTAAAAAGGGTAAAAGTGAAGAAAACTATTATATGTTTTATTCGGAAGAAAGTGGTAGTACCTTTGACTATATATTAGATTATGTTGAACAGGTAATTAATTTTAATATTGAAAATGAAAAAAAATTAGAATTAATTAAGGTCAACATTGAGGAACTAAAAAAACATTTTGAAACTAAATCATTAGATGTTTTAAAAACATTAAAATTTCAATTTGATGAATTAACACCAGAGCGTGATAAAACTGTTTATTATGAAAATAGTAGTTTAAATCAAGAGAAATTAGAATTAGAACCTACTGAAGATACCCACTAATAAGTGGGTTTTTTTATCTATAACATATTTACTAAAAATCAAAAATTATGAATTTATTATTATTTATTTTAATCGCTTATGGGATATCTAACATCCTTATCTTTGGATCTATTTTTAATGGATGGAGAACATTCTGGGAAAAACATAACCCAAGTTTTTTTGGGGCTTTATTTACTTGTATGATTTGTTTACCAACTTACATTGGATTCATTGGTTCTTGGTTAATTTGGTCACCAACTGAGTATTATGGTATTGTGACAGATAGTTTAGATGTTTTTAATATCATAACCATACCAAAAGGACTTATAAGTACATTTTTAGATGGATGTTTAACTTCTGGTTCTGTATGGTTAATACATACTTTCCAGGAAACTATGGAAAAAAGTCAAACTTCAAGTGAAAAATAAATTTACAAAGTATTTATAATGAAACGATATGTCAGACATTGTAGGTTGTATTTTTATAAGTAATGATAGTGGTAAAGTTCTACTATTAAAACGATCTATGATTGATCCCAAAGATAATTTTAAGGGATACTGGAGTATTGTAACCGGTCATATGGAAAAAGGTGAGTTACCATATCAATCAATTGATAGAGAGGTTAGTGAAGAGTTAGGTGTACCAAAGAACGAATTTAAATTTAGTAAGTATAAAGTTTATAAGACTCGTAATAATAAAAATTTATACCTTTATTATTCATTAGTCCCAGAAGAATTTAAACCTTCATTGAATAATGAGAATACTGACTTTCAGTGGTATGATCAGGATAACCTACCAAAAAAATTATACCCAGAGACTGGGGATAAAATTAAATCCATTATATCTTTTTTGACTTTATAATTTTTTTTTATTATATTTTAACATGGACAACGAATTGTTAAATGAATTAGATAGATTAGAGAAGGAAAGTTTATCTGATAAAGCTAAGACCAAATATTATAAAAATAAGTTTATAGAAGAACTAAAGTCAGGTCTTGGTAGTGAAATTAAAAAAAACCCTAATAAGGTTACCGTATTAAAAAAATCAGTTTTAAAAAGATTAATGGAAAGTATTAGAGAAAAAATAATCTATATTTTCAAAATGTTTTAATATGAAATTAGAAAAAGTTATTGAAATCGCGAGTTTTATTTACAACTCGGAAGAAATCCCAAAAGAAGGTTTAAAAATGACATATAAAATATCTTTAGAAGAACATAAAAATTTGGATAGGGAATTATATGTCAAAAGTAATAATAGTTCAGAATATAAACACAATGATGACATTGAGGTTAATATTGGGGGGATTGTATTTAAGTTTGAAGTTATTAACAATTAAATAAATATAAATGGATAAAGAATTAGATGTTTTGACTACTGATAGTGGTCAACAAAGTTTTACGTATAGAAGTTGTGATAATTACAAAGATGATGGTAAGAGAATCATTAGTTTTTGTAAATCAATGACTAGTCATACGAAAAACAATAAAGAGTATTATAAGAATTATATTAATTCTTTATTATCACAATATTGTGTGAAGTTGACGAAAGAGGTTGCTGATAGTTATATACCAGTGTTAGATTTGATTTCTAAACATAAACCTTACTTAACAAGTAAAGTTGAGGATTTTAAAAAGGAAATATATAATGTTTCTTATGTGACTGATGATTTAGGAAAGTGGCATCCGGTTAATAAATTGAATACTAATTATTTAGATATATCTGAATTGATAACCCATATGGTTAAAAAATTCTTTACGAATAAATCAACCGATACATTTTTTAGTAAAATATTAAATAAAGATGTGGCCTATAAATTCTTAAGTGAATATGTTGGTAATGATGAGTTCATCCTTAGTTTAAAAAATAGGTTTGATGGTAATTCACATTTATCAATTGATCAGTTATTAGGTTTGAGTAGTACTATGTCTGATATTATAAACCATGAGTTTTTTATTAAAGAAGGGTTTGAAAAAATCTTTAGTAAAAGAGTACCACTAACACTGGATGAGATAAAAAAATTCATTAGTAATAATGTTAAAAATTCTCACGATGGTGAAATTGTTGAGGATTTTATTGAGAGTGTTCTAAAAGGGTATGGTTGGAAAATAATACATAAAGGTGGTAATGGTGATTTTATTGATATGAAATTTGGAATTGATTTAATCATTGAAAAGAATAATGTAATCAAGTTTGTCCAGAGTAAAAAAGTTTGGGACATTAAATTCCAGGAGGTTGATAGAATTAACCAAAATAGTACTGGGGGTTCTTATTTGGTTACCGGTAAAGTAACCGATGTTAGAGAAGATACAATTGATTTAATCGCCTTGGGGACTATGGATGGTAGATATATTATTAGTGAAAGTCAAAATGAAGTATTTGAGAATCGTTATACCAGTAAAAAAAGTTTACCATCACCTAAATTTGGTTCTTGTGTTGTAGATCAACCATTTGAAAATATGGTAAAAATATAATTAAAAATTATTTATAAAATATTTGTTTTATTAAAAATAATTTATTATATTTGCATCAGTCTAATTAAAACATCAAAGATATGAAAAATATAATTCAATTTAGAAATGGGTTTGTGAATCTACCTAAAACATCTGAGAATAATTATACTCTCACGATGACTGTTGTTTCTGAATTGTTACAATTTGGATATATTTTAGATAGTTCGGCTATTGAAGGTTTATCAAAAGCTTCTAAGGAAGATATTATTTCATTCCATAATGAAGTTATTGATTGGTTAAAAATTATGACTGGTTCTAATAGAAACTACAAACCATTTTGGGGTGGGTTTCCGGAAGAAGTTATGGAAAAAACTGAATGTGAACTTTGGTTTCATCAAATTACTCATTACTTATTTCAAGGTTCTTATACCCCTTCAGAGTGGACTAAAGTTAGACCAACCGCGTTTGAACAACCAGAGTATACTAAAATCACTAGTAGTGATGAAGATAAATTTTTAAATATATTCACAGATCTTGTAAGTGTAAATCAGTCATTAACCCAAAGTGATTTGGAAATTGTTAAATGGTTTGTTAGTTCCGGACAAGAATTAAGATTTCCACAAACAATTCCGTTTAAAGAAAATCTTTGTACGCTAGCTGCTATGGGTATTAAAGTACCGGTTAAAACTGTTACTGATGTATTAAGAATAGCTGTAAGTATGTCTAGTGGTGATATATCATTACCTAAAGTACCAGAAAAGTTAGTTAAATATAACTCTTGGAGTTCACATAAAGTTGAAAACACTCAAAGGGAAAACTTCAAATTTAAAAAGTTTACTCGTAAAGAACGTAGATTCTTGTTGGAACTTTTAGAACAAACTAATTGTGACGCGTCTGAAGCTGTATTAAAAAGCCAAAGATGGGTTAGATTAGGTGAGATGTTACACCCAGGTGAATATTCAACTAAATACCCAAAAGCGTACACTATGTTTAATACTATTAGAAACGAAAAAGTTTCTTCTTGGTATGGTAAAGTTGATAAATCTTTTAAAGAGTCATTTGATTCTGGTATAAATAAATTATCAGAAAGACCAGGTGAATTTGTTAGGAAATTAGATTGGTTAATTAGAACTAATGGTAATCAATCATCTAAAATTATTAATACTTTAAAGAATGTTTCTATGAAAGTATCTAATAAAGTTTTATTTGAAACATATGGTCACTTCTCAAAAAGAGTTGATGTTAAACAAAACAGAAATATATCTTTAAAAGGTGGCCGTAAAAGAATTACATTACCGGAGTTACAACCATTAAGTCATTACGCTGTTAATAGTGTTCAAAATACGATTATTTCATCACTTAAAGATAAATTTTCAACTTTAGAACCTATGGGTAAAGTTTGGATTGATGAGGAACTTTCTAAGATACCTTTACCTTCTAATATGAGATCTTTAAACCCATCATTAAAACCTAGAGTTAGAGGTATTAGAACACCGATGGGTAATCAAAACTCTAAAGTGATTAGATCATTTGTTCATTGGTTTGATGAAAATGGTAATAAGGATATTGACTTAAGTGCGACATTCATTGGTATGGGTAAACATAAAATTATTTCTTGGGATAATTCACAAAATGAAGAAGAAGGATATTTCTCTGGGGACATTAGAAATAGACAAGGGGCTTGTGCTGAGTATATTGATATTAATGTAAAACAATCTTTAAAAAATGGTTTTAAATATGTTGTACTTGACGTTAGAAACTTTAATGGTGGATCATTAGCCGATGTTACTGATTGTGTATTTGGGTGGATGGAAAGAGAGTTTCCGGTAGCTAATGAGATATTTGTACCAGCGACTTTGTCTAACACCATTAGATTAACGAATTCGGCTACTAATACTATTGTGGCGGTAATTGATTTAGAAACACAAGAATACATATTCTTAGACATTGATCAGGATGGTATACCGGTGACTAGTTTTAATTATGAGGAGATACTTGAATCAATTAAAGAATACACTGAAAAATGTAAATTCTCTGTATACGATTTATTAATGTTACATATTCAAAGTAGAGGACAATTAGTAACTAATAAAGAAGATTCAGATAAAATGTTTACTTTTGATGAATTTAGTAGTAATTATATAGAAACTTTAAAATATATGGGAATTTAAAATCTTTTATCGGCTATTTGTTGAGTTACTTCTAAACTATGTATAAAGCTCACTCACATACTTTCCGATAAATTCATTCAATGTGGATCAATGGCTACAATCCTCCAGTTACTTCTAAACTTCAAAAAGAAAGAAGAGTCCAAAAAAACGGATACTGGTACACTTTCCACCACAAAGAATAAACGTCAATATGACTGACGTAAGGACTATAGGATAATGTCATATATTATCCCTTCGAAAAAATAAAAAACCTCCTTAATGGGGGTTTTTTTATTGACTCATTAATTTTTTTTGTTTAGATTTAATAAAAAAGTTATGAAAGTTCCAGACAAAGTTATTAACAATTATTTAGAAGATACGACATCTAAATTTAGTGAGTATGTATTTAAAAATATTTTAAATAATTCTTATGATGAAAAATTAGTTGAAGATTCTACTTTAGAATTTTATACTAAAAAAAATGGTGGTATTAAACCAAACATTAAATGGGTGGATAATCCATTGGTCATTAGAGATATGTATATAGGTGAGAGTGTTAATCTATACTCATCTTATTTTAATGTAAATTGGGTTTATTTTTATTCATCATTCATTGATTATTTAATTGAAAATAATATTGATACTAAAACAGAATATTTTGATTTAGATGAAGAACTATATTTAGATTCAAAATTAGTTTTTAATATTTTATCTAATACATTTGGTGTTTGTGAAATCCCCGGAGATGATTTAAAATATAAAGAAATTGTATTAATTAAAAAACCCAATTTAGTTTTAACCCAAGATCATAAATTACATTCAATTAAGGGACCAGCTTTTAGTTACGATGACAATAGATTAAGATTCTATTTTATTGAAGGGTTAAAATTTGATGAAGAAACTTGGGTTAGAATTATGAAAACTTCATTAAGTAATCCTAGTAGTATGGTTAATGATATTTTAAAAGAAAGTGAAATATTAGAACTTAAAAATTATATTACTAAGATTGAAACCACAATTGGTGTACAAGAAGAACTATCTATTAAAAATATTTTATTGATTGAGAATATTGAAGAGAAATCTAAAATCATTAAATATATTGGTTATAATATGGTGACAGATGTGGCTAACTTAATAACACAACAATCAATTACAACCCATAAGGGTGACATTGTAAATTATCAGTTATTTGAAATTAATCTTGGTTTAGAAATAGATAATATACCCTCAAGATTTGTTAAAGTTGTTTGTTGGAGTACCGGAAAAGAATATGTATTACAAGTAGATCCTAGAGATAAACAATGTGAAACACCTATTGGAGCTATAGCTTGGACATGTGTTAAACCAGATGGTAGTAATTGTACTGAGGAAGAATATCTTCAATTAGAATTTCAAACTTAATTGATAATAAACTTTACTATAATAAAAAAAAAGAATATAATTACATATGAATAAAATGGATAGTAAATTATATGCGAGACATGGAGATGTTTTCATATTTAAATTAAAAAAAAGTGTACAAAGTAATAATTTTAAAAAACAAGATGAACTTATCTTGGCCTTGGGAGAAGTTACCGGACATTCACATAGAGTAAAATCTAAAGAACAAGGTGATATCTTATTATTTGAAGATGATTCAAAAATTAATGATTCAACATTATTTGAAATCATTAATGAAAGTGTCTTAACACATGAAGAACACGAACCTATTACATTGTCACCAGGACAATACCTTTCAATAATTCAAACGGAGTATGATCCAATTGAACACAGACGTAAAGTTATAGATTAAAATGAAATTAAAAGAGTTATTAGATACAATCACATTTAATGATGGGAATTATACATTGTATGGTGAAAAAGAATTATTAGAATATAAAGAAAAATTATTATTGTGTGATGAGTTTAGTGAAGTTGAAGAACTACATTTTATCTCTACACCAGTCGCTATCGTTAATGAAAAAGTATTAAGTAGTGAAACTTTAATGGTTGGTGATGAAACTAAAATAAAAGGTAAATGTTATCTTTTATCAACGATGTATACTCCAGAAATGTTTGACCCTAGTACATTCAATAAACCGGTTAAAGATGGGGCTGCGATTACACCGATAGTATATAATCCAATATCATTTGAACCAAAAAGAAATATTCTATTATCATTCTCACCGGAACGAAAACAAGTGTTCCCACCATCAGAAGTTAATGATGAAGAACTATTAAGAAAAGAATTACACGATTTATTAGATAAAGTTTTAGATTCACCTAATGAATATAAGATTAAAGGCACTAGAGGTGTGATGATAAGAGGTGTATTTGAAAATAAGTAACATAATAAAGTAAAATAAAATAAATAAAATGACACAACAGTACGGACCACTAATCTTAGTATTTTACATCTTCAGAGATGTATTATCTAACCCAGAAATAAGAGAACAATACTCAAAGAGTGTTGAAGAATACTTTAACCATAAAGGTGATGATGTAAGAATATTCTTCATACCAACAGACACTGAAGAAAGACTTGAATGTGTTAATCCAAAATTCATTGATGATAAAAACACTTATGAACAATTAGTTAAAGATCTTGAAGAAGTGAAACTAAAATTTGATGTTGGCGTTGATAATGGGTTCAACGATATAACTGATTTAGATATTATAGGAGATGAGGATTAGTCCTCATTTTTTTAATAAGACAATCCCTTTGTAGTTCTTGTAGAAGTTCTATGAATCCTATCTCTAGTCCAACCGGTAACTTTCATAATCCTTGGATATAACTCACTCCTATTTTCTAAAGTAGATTTACCAAAAAACATAATATTTTTTATATTAAAATTTTTACAAACATCTTGTAAGGTGTCGTGTAGTCTACCACATTCATAGTAATTTTTACAAGTGATGATTTCCATATGATCTTTATCATCCTCAATTATTAATTTATTTAATACACAACAAACTTGTTTAGGTGTTTTATTTGGTAATAAAATTTGTTTTATAATTTCTAAACAAGTCATCCTATCTTTTTTACGAAAAACCTTAAATGTTTCTTCAACTTTCCAGTTAACCCGATCAATAATTAACCAACCAGGTTCAATCTCTCTGTTACGAATTATCTTACCTAAACTATCTCTGACAACAATTTCACCTTTTGATACATCTTTAGATTCTAACAACATTAATTCATAATGAACTGGTTTTAATTTTTTACTATTAACTAATTTTTTGGGTATGATTACTTCATTATTTTTTACCATATTAGAAAATTTAAGTGTAACATTATTTAAATTGGTAGATTTATGAAATAATTTACACTTTTTTCCGTTATTATATAGAATAATTTTGTAAGGCATATTTGTTTATTAAAAAATTTTAGTTATATTTGTAAAAATAATAAATATCTAAAATAAATCAATGGAAACAGTATTCAATATCATAACACCATTTTATAAAACAATTCTATGGTTAAATATGAGGACTAACAGTAAGGGTAGTATGATCTTGGGATCAACTAAATTAGAATACCATCCATTTAATAGTGTTATTAAAAATAGTGGGTTAGAAACGATTATGAGTAGTATTAACGAAAACAAAATATAAAAAATATGAAATACATATCGATTGATATAGAAACAACAGGGTTAGATAGAGAAGTATGTCAGATACTTTCAGTGGGTGCGGTAATAGAAGATACCAATAATCCTCTACTATTAACAGAACTACCTACTTTTCATTGTGCGATAAAGAGATCTTCAGTCTATGGTGAATTATACGCTCTCAATATGAATAAAGATTTAATTGAATCAATAGTTCAATATCAAACTGCGAAAGATCAGGATGAAAAAAACGATTTAGTTCAAAAGACTGGAATGATATTTTTAGATGAGGATGAAGTGGTAGACGCTTTATTCCGTTTCTGTTTTGATAATGGTATAGTTGAAGTTGACACTCAATATTTAAGTAAAACAATTAGGTTAGTGGATGGTAAAACATATCCAATGTTAACTAGTAATATGGAAAAGGTTTACATAACGGTTGCTGGTAAAAACTTCGCCACCTTTGATAAGATTTTTTTAGAAAGGCTTCCTCGATGGAAACAAGTATTTAATATTCGTCAACGAATTATAGATCCGTCAATCCTATTTACTGATTGGAAATCAGATGAATCTCTACCTTCATTATTACAATGTAAACAACGAGCCGGAATTAAAGGTGAAGTAACACATAATGCGGTTGAAGATGCTATGGATGTAATTCAAATTCTAAGAACTCAATATATAAATCCTAAAAATAAGTAATATGAAAGATTACTATAAAATATTAGAAGTACCTGAAGCAGCTACACAGGATGATATTAAAAAATCGTATAGAAAATTGGCTGTACAGTATCATCCGGATAAAAACCCAGATGACAAAGAATCTGAGGAAAAGTTCAAGGAAATTAATGAAGCTTATGATACGCTTTCAGATACTAAGAAAAAAGAAAAGTATGATCACACCAAAAAATATGGTAATGATATGTTTTCTAATATGGATAGAATGGTTAGAGATTTTAATTTTGGTGGAAGGGGAGCTCCTAGAGGTCAAGATTTAAAAATAAATATTGAACTAACATTAGAAGAAATATTTTCTGGAACTACTAAAAATATAAGATATAATAGACGAGCCCCTTGTAATAGTTGTACTGGGACTGGTGGTAAACAAGATAAATGTAGTAGTTGTAATGGTTTTGGATTTTCTAAACATGTACAAAGGGATCAATTTGGTAATACCCATATGGTAATGGGTGTTTGTGGTGAATGTAATGGTGGGGGTAAAATCATTAAAGAACCTTGTAGTGTTTGTAACGGTGAATCGTGGAAAATTAATGAAGAATCATTAACAATTAATATACCGGAGGGTATTGAACATGGTACACCATTCGCTAAAAAAGGTTTTGGTAATCATACATTAAATGGTACTCCTGGTGATCTAATAATCTTTATCATTGAAAAACCACATAACAACTTCGTAAGAGATGGGATTGATTTACATACAGATATATCAATACCATATCCAGAATTAGTGTTAGGTACAGAAAAAGAAGTTAAAACGATTAATGGTAAAATTAAAATAACATTACCAAATAATAGTAAACCGAATGACATTTTACGAATTAAGAATAAAGGTTTGAAAATAAATGGTAATTTTGGGGATCTTATGTTGACTATTAATTTAGAAATGCCTAAAATTGTAACAGACGAATATAAAGAGTTATTAGAAAAATTAAAACAAATCAATAATCAAAATGGGTAAGAGAGAAAAAGAACACCGTAAAAAAGTTCAGAAAAGAAATGAACGTATTAAACAAGTAAAAACATCATTTCAAAATGAAATGAAAAAAATGTTTGAAGCTAGAATGGAGGAATTGAAACTCCAGGAAGAACAAGGGTTGAATGAAATAGTAGAAGTAGAACAAATAAATAATAATAACCAATAAAAAAAAGAAAGATGAATTTCACAGACGTATCAAAAGAAACACAAAAATTATTTACGAATCTAATAGATGACGCTAATTTAGAACGAGTAATTAACATTAAACTATTAAGTTGTAATGAATTAAAACAAATCGGTAAAGTTGTTAAGGCGAATGATTTACTTAAATTTATGACCGATAATGATGTCATCATTTTAATTAATGAGGTTATATTTGACCAATTAGAAGGTGACCAAAAAGAATTAGTCGCCCAAGAATTAATCGCTTATGTTTCTTATGATTTTGAGAAAGCTAAATTAGTAATCACACAACCAGATGTTAACACATTCTCATTAGTACTTAAAAAAGTTGGTTCTGATAAGTATCTTAGAATTCAAGAGATTATTAGATTGGCGTTTGAACAACTAAAAGAGAAGGAAGCTGATAAAGCCGCGGCTGAAAAAAACCCTAAAAAATAGTTTTTTTAGTATATTTATTACCAATGGATAAAACTACTAAATTTATATTTGAAGAAGGTAAAGATTATTATCTTGATAAAGGTACTATAGTTTTAACTGAAAGTTATTTGATCAGAAGGGGTAAATGCTGCGGGAGTAGCTGTAAACACTGCCCTTTCTGGCCAACAGAAAAGGGTAATACAATAATGAAAAAATAAAATAAGGGATATGCCGAATTGGTGTGAAAATAAATTAGAAGTTATCGTAGATAACGAATATAAAAATAAAACTAAATTTTTATTAAAAGATTTTTATCTTAGTAATCAAAGTAGAGAAACTTTATTAAGTTTAAACGCTGAAGTAAGAAGACCAAATAATGTTGAGGATGAATTTGATTGGAATGTAAAACATTGGGGTACTAAATGGGAAATTGAAGAGGTTAGTGTTGACGAAGAAGATGATAAACTCACATATTATTTTGATACTGTCTGGAGCCCACCACTTGAATGGCTAGAAACGGTGTCTAAAAATTTTCCACACTTAATATTCATTTTAAATTTTGATGAACCAGGTGCGGGGTTATATGGCGGAATTCGTGTTGAAAATGGTAGTTTTGTTGAGGAGTGGGATAATGATCAACCAGGAGAACCAGAGAAAGAAGTAACACCGGAAGATGCTTATCAATTACTTGTAGATGGTGAAACTGTAATGATTAAAGGTTGGGATATGGATGAACCAAGACTTTACGCTGGTGTCACTATGGATGATTACGAAGGGGAAACTAAAGAAGAAATTATATCAACATTAGAAAGTTACGATAGTTTACAATATTGGTAATAATTAATTTGATTTTGTCACAAATTTAGTATATATTTGTGACAAGAATATACTGGGTCCGACATGGTTTTGACAGCTAAGTTGATGATTAGGTGTAAGCACGTAGTGAGATGTCAACTATCACTTAAATCTATGTTGGTAAAAAATAAATGCAACAATCGTTAAAAACGAAGTCGGTACTTTAGCCGATGTCCTAATGGCTGAGAAATACAACCTATTAGGTGCTATCAAAGGAACAGAAGCTGAACTAGCCCTTTCTTAGTTATATCCGGAGAAGTATAGTAACCGGATCGCGTAAAACAGTAAACACTTATTGATACTGGGTGGATAAAATTAGGTCAACTATTTTGGTATTGTGATAGTAAATTCAAAACACCTTATTTGTCAGTTTATAAAAATTGAATAAACGTGTAGAAGACCAGTTATTAAGTAGTATGGACGAGGGGTTCGATTCCCTCCGGATCCACTAAAAAATCCTCATAGAAATATGGGGATTTTTTTATTATATATAACCATATTTATTTATATGGTTTCTAATGAAAAAAAATATGTATGTGAAGATTGTGGGTTAATTTTTAAAAATCCTAAATTAAAAGCTAATCATATTAGATGGGTACACAAGATAGATAAATACACATTAAAAGGTTTGGAGAATTTAAGACTTTTAACTAAAATTAATAATGATAAAAAATTTGGTGAAAAAATAAAAGAAAAAGTTAAATGTTTTATTTGTGATAATGAATTTATTGTAGAATATAGGGTAAATAAAAAGAAAGAAAAATATTTTTGTGGGAGATCTTGTGCTAACACACGTTGTGTAAATCACTCAGAAGTTACTAGACAAAAAATAAGTGATAATTTAAAAAAAAGTCTTAATGAAAATGGTAGAGAATTAAAAAATATTGGTAAAAGGATTTTTACATCAAAAGGTGAAATTGAGGTTAGAAATTTTTTTATTGAAAATTTTCCTAAAGATAAGTGGACTTTTGGTGGGAGAATAATCTTTAAAGATGAAAGTATAGTAAGAGATTTATATTCTAATTCACTTAAAGTTATGGTTGAATATGATGGTATTTGGCATTTTAAAAATATTAAAAACCAATTAGAAAAAAAACAAAAAAAAGATTTTATGATGGAAGAATGGGTTATTTTAAATGGTTGGAGGTTAATTAGAGTTAGTGAAGAGATTTATTTAAAAAATAAAGAACAAACCATAGAGATGATTAAAAATTTAATATACAATTCCAGTGAAAAAATAATTAAATTGTATTGACTTATAACTTTTTTTATAGATATTTTATTAAACTTAAAATTGTCTATGTTGAAAGGTAGTATATATAAGATTAGTAATGTTATTAATAATAAAAATTACATTGGTTGTACCACTAAACCCGTTAAAGAACGAGGTAAAGAACATTTTAACCGATGTGTGAATGGTACATCAAAAACTAAATTCTGTAACTCCATTAGGAAGTATGGTATGGAGAATTTTAAAATTAAATTGTTAACTAAATGTGAATTAAATGAGATGTATGAAAAAGAAAAATATTTTATTAAAAAATATGATTCTTTTAAGACTGGTTTAAATAGTACTATTGGTGGTGAAGGTTGTACAGGTTATAAACATTCCAAAAGTGTTAGAAAAAAAATCTCATCATCATTATTAACTGGTAATTCACATAAGGGTAAAACTTATGATGATATTTATGGTAAAAACTCTAATATAGAAAAAAAGAAACGAAAAATTACCGCTAAAAAAAATTGGAAAAATTTAACACTTAAACAAAGAGAAAAAAAAATAAAAAAAATTACTTTATCATCACAGAATAAATCAAAATATGGGGTAGAATTGGTGACAGAAATTAAGAATAAATTTAAAGAAGGTCATAAAGTTAAAGATTTAAAATTTGTTTACCCACAGGTAACGGAAAGCTTTCTATATGATTTAAAAAATAACAGAAGATGGAAAAATGTGTAAATTATGGAATTAACTACTGAAGAATTAAAGGAAAAAATCAATAACAATGAAAAAGTGGTGGTAGACTTCTACGCCCCGTGGTGTATGCCGTGTACCACTATGAAACCAGTTTATTTAAAAGTATCGGAGGAAACTAAAAATAGTGGTTCTGATATACAAATGTATATTATGGATGTTGAAAAGAATGGTGAGATGGCCGCCTCATTAGGTATTAGATCAATACCAACGATTAAAGGATTTTCCGGTGGTAAGGAAGTGGTATCAAAGACTGGGTTATTAAGTGAGGTACAAATAAAAGAAATTTTAACTGTTTTTTAAAATAAGTATATTTATATTAAAATATTAATATGAAAAAAACTATAAAACTTACAGAATCTGATTTAGAAGGATTGGTTAAAAAAATACTTAAAGAAGGAACTATTAAAGAAAGTGGTTATAAAGGTGGAATGACTTTTGGTCCATTTAGAGATTTAGTTGACATGGTAACTGATAGATATAGGTTATATAGAGAAGATTACAAAGAAGCTTTTGAAAGGTTTAATGAAGATTGGCCTTTAGATGAAAGAAGAATTAGAACAATACCCCCAGGAATGGGTAGTAAATAAAAAAAGGGGATTAAATTCCCCTTCTTTATTTTATTTCATTTTCCCAATCAGGGTTATAATCTTTCCAATTCTTATATTCAAAAAATTCATTAATACCTAAAAGTCTATGATTAACACCATCAATATTTGATGTCCAACTATCGTGGAAATGACCAAAAAAATGGTAATCAGGTTTATTCTTCTCTAATAATATATTCCACATTTTAGTAACCTCTTCCCTTTCATTCCTTAAATCGGTCTTAAGTTTACTATCATCCTGGGCGAATTGTTCTACTAAATAACCAAAACCAGTTTTATTTACCGGATGACAAAAGTCCATTGTTGTGTGGGTAACTAAAATATCAATACCTTCAATAGATTTAAGTTTTTCTTCATTTAATACAAAACCTTCATCATACCAATGTAATTTTCTATCTAAGTTACTTTTGGCGTACATAAGTTCTTCTCTCATACGAGGTCTACGATCAACACTTACCGCACCACCAATACCCAGTATTTTTACACCATCAACATCAATTACACTGTAATCTGGTAATAAATGTAAATTATCAAAATGATTTTCCAAATGACCATCAAAAAAGTCTGGATCATCATGATTCCCTCTCCATACCATCATATTAATGTTATGTTCCTTTAGAAAGTTATTTAAAAGACCTAAATTGGTCATATCATTAAATTTTTCTATAAAACCAACACCAAAGTCACCAACTTGACATATAGTACAATCACTTATTTTATATGTGGTTATATACCATTTAAGGTGGTTAAAGTTACCGTGAATATCTCCGACAAAAATGAGGGGTTTTTTTAATCTTTCCATAATATAAATATATGTAATTTTTCTTTGATAATAAACTATTTATATTAAAATACTGAGAAATGAAAAATATTATTAAAAAAATTTTAAAAGAATCTCATAATGATGATCTTAATAATTATATGTTTTTTTCTAATTTAAAACAAATGAGAAAACAAATTGATACTATCCTTGAGATGGATATTTACGCTGTAGATCAAGTTTTAAGTGATGGACATAGTTGGGCTGTAGATCATATCGCCACATCAAAAGATGATTTGGAAGAAGTACATAATTTTTTAAACAACTACAAATAGTTTTATGAAATTAATAATTACCGAATCACAATACGAAAAACTAATGGATTATGTTTCATTAGATGAAGGTAAAAAGAAGAAAAAGAATGATCGTTGTACACGTATCGCCAAAAGGAAATACGATGTGTGGCCATCAGCTTACGCTTCCGGAGCTGTTGTTAAATGTAGACAAGGTAAGATTTGGAAAAATGAAAGTATTAAGGAGAATACATGTCCAGAACATATTAGTCCAAGTGGTAAAAAAACTAATATGTGTCCAGATGATGATGATTATGAAATTAACTATGGTAAGAAGACTGTTAAGGAAACCTCATTTTTAGACGAAAAGAAAGATTTTTCTCTTGAAAAAGATAGGGGATTAAAAGGATGGTTTGATAGACAAGGTGGTTCTGGTAAATCTAAAGGTTGGGTTGATTGTAATACTTGTAAAACTGATAAGGAAACCGGTAGGAAAAAATGTAAGTCGTGTGGTAGACAAGAAGGTGAAAAAAGATCTAAGTACCCTCGTTGTAGACCAACACCATCACAATGTAAGGGTTATAAAAGACCAGATGAAAGAAAATAACAAATAATAGTATAAATAAGATGATTAAACAATTAATTAAAGAATCTTTAGAAAGATTAGAAGATAGGATTGTTGTTAAAACAAACACACCTATAAGTAAGGGGTTAAAACACCATATTGATAATGAAATTACCATTCATGAGAGTGTCTTTAGAATGGGTTCTAAATCTTGGTTAAACTTAATTGATGAATGTAGAGAATTGGTTAGTGAGGGGTTAATAGAAGTTGGTGAAGAAGATTTAGAATTATTAGGTAGTGATGTGGGTGAAATTGGATTGTACGAAAATGAAGAAGTATTATTAGATGTACCATTTTTAGATACAGAACTATTAGATGAAGCTGAACATAGAGGTAAGAAGGTAAATTTAAATAAACCTTTTAGAACTCCAGGTGGACCAAAAAAATTCGCTGTTTATGTTAAAACTCCTGGTGGGGGTATTAAGAAAGTTACATTTGGTGATCCTAACTTAAGGGTAAAAAATAATAACCCTAAAGCGGCTAAATCATTTAGAGCTAGACATAAATGTAGTCAAAAGAAAGATAAAACTACCGCAGGGTACTGGAGTTGTAATCTTGGGAGATACGCAACCCAGTTAAAACTTTCTTCCTCAAACAGTTGGTAGTAAAAATATATGATAATGGAAGAACTACCCTTTAAAGAAGAGATAAAAAATAGTTGGTATTATAGAAAGTTTTCTAAAAATTTGTTGAATGAGGAGTTGAAATGGCATTGGGATGATGAAGATCGTTTAGTAGTACCATTAAATGAAAATGATTGGTTAATTCAATTAGATGATGAGTTACCACAAGAATTTAATAAACCTATTTTTATAGAAAAAAATAGAATACATAGGGTAATAAAAGGTACTGGTGACCTTGAATTAAAACTTAAAAAATTTAATGAAGTTTATTCAAGACATACTAATGAAACTGAAATCTCTGATGGGGTTTAAATCTAATGTATTTAATATTGAGGAAGATAAAAAAATTGAATTTGAAGGGTTAAAAATAAAGATAAGTGGTTGTAAAAGTACTTATGAGTTGAAAGATTCTATTTTAAACATATATTTATTTATAAAGAAATACAATTTAACAAAAGAAAGTGAAGAATATAAGATTTTGAAAACTTATGTTAATATACAAAAATTAAGGGTAAAATACAAAAACTTAAAAAATGAAAAATATAATTAAAAAAATACTAATTGAAGAAACTAATAGAGTTAATTTAAGAAAAATTTTTGAAGTGATTGATAAAATTATTCCTGAATATGTTAGAGAATAACTTTTTGATGAAGAAGAAATGATATATGATGATACTGAAACTACTGATTGGGATTTAGAAGAATTAAATGAAGTATAATAAAAAAACCCATTATCTATATTAAAATAATGGGTTTTTAAGTTACCGGTAAATTCTTATTTACCATTACCACCAGTTGTTGTAGTAGTACCCTTTTTTTTACATCCACACATGAGATTAATTTATTAATTTTATTGTTATTGGTATCATTAATAAATATAACACTAAAAACTATAAAATAAATAAAAGATTTGTTTATTTAAAATATTATTTGTAATTTTGTTTTATGATAAATGAAGTTATATTAAAAAAAGTGTTATCTATACCAAGTTATTATGGTAAAGAACAATTAGTTCGTAAATACATTGTAGATTTTTGTGTTAATAATGATTTAGAACATTATGAAGATCATATGGGTAATATCTATGTAACTAAAGGTGAACTTGGTGAGGGAGAATTTTATCCCTGTGTTGTGGCTCATACAGATACTGTCCATACCGATCAGGCTGAATTGATTGTAAAAGAGATGGATTTAACCATAGTTTCAACTTTACTTAACGATAAAACAGTTTTAACCGCTATAAACCCTATCACTAATGGTGAGACCGGTATTGGTGGTGATGATAAATGTGGTGTTTATCTTTGTCTTGAAATGTTATTAACTAAAAACCAATTAAAGGCCGCTTTCTTCGTTCAAGAAGAGATTGGTATGATTGGTTCTAAAGAAGCTGATCCTAAATTCTTTGAAAATGTTGGTTACGCTATACAATTTGACGCACCCACCAATAATTGGTTTAGTGTTTCGTGTAATGGAGTTAAGTTATGGAATGAAGAGTTTGGTTCAGCCGTAACACCTTTATTAACTGAATCTAATGTGACTAATTTTAGTTATGATCCATACACTGATGTGGTACAACTTAAGAAAAAATTTGACTTCTGTTGTTCAGTATTATTCAGTGGTTACTATAGACAACATTCAGTAAAGGAATATGTTGTGGTAGAAGATGTAAATAAATCGTTTATTACTGGTTCTAAGATGATAGAAACACTTGGACTTAAAAAATATTTAATGATTAATAAATAACCCATAAAAAAATGAACATGACTAACATTAAAAAACCAAACCTTGTTGACGCTTATGATATGTCTCAAAAGTGTCCTGACACATTCTCAATCCCTAGTGATGATGAGATAAGATTAATAAAACCTAATACTTTCGTAAAAGTCTGTGTAGAGGGTAAAGAAAGATTTTGGGTTGAAGTAAAATTAATTGAGGGTGATAAACTTATTGGTGAGGTGAATAATGAATTAGTTTTTACCGATCAACATGGTCTTAAATTAAAAGATCTTATTGAATTTGAAGTGTTAAATATATATGATATTTTTAATAGTTAATAACCGCTAAACTAAAACTAAATGAATGTATTATCATTATTCGATGGAATGTCTTGTGGACAAATAGCTCTGAATAGAGTTGGTATTAAGTATGAAAATTATTTCGCTTCTGAAATTGATAAGTATGGGATTCAAGTTACACAAAAGAATTTCCCTAACACTATACAATTAGGAAGTATCACTGAGTTAAAAACTGAATCTTTACCAAAAATAGATCTATTATTTGGTGGTAGTCCTTGTCAAAGTTTTTCAAGGGCTGGTAATAATACCGGTTTTGATGGTAGTAGTAAACTATTTTGGGAATTTGTTAGAGTTCTTAATGAAGTAAAACCAAGATATTTCTTATTAGAGAATGTGATAATGAAAAAAGAGTGGGAAGATGTGATCACTGAAGCTATGGGTGTTAAACCAATTGAGATAGTTAGTTCTAAGTTTGTCCCACAAGCCAGAAGAAGATTATACTGGACAAACATCCCAGGGATTGAACAACCGGAACAAGTTGAATATAATGTTTTAGATTATATTGATGGTGATGGGTTTCCTTCAAGTTGTGGTGTTGATCGGGTATTTAAACGTAAGAAAATTTTTAATACATTAACCGCGACTTACTGGAAAGGTATTAGGGGTAGTGGAAGACCAACCGTAAGTACTGGGGAAGGTTTTTTAGATGAGGATAGAAGTAAACATAGAATGTTAACACCAAATGAATGTGAACGACTACAAGGAGTTGATATTAATTATACAGATTGTGTTTCTAAAACACAACGATACAAAATGTTGGGTAATGGATGGACTGTAGATGTAATCGCACACATTTTTAAATCACTTTTAAATAATAATATATAAGTTATGAGTATACTAAAAGAAGAATTAATCGTAGATAAGATTTTAAATAAATTAATGAGTATGACTGGTGTAAAACCAGCCCTAGTTAAAACATATCATAAAAGTTTAGTTGAACCGGAAAAAAATGTTGTAAGATTACCAAAAACTGGTTTCATAGCCGGTGGTGCGATCTGTAATGTTATTTTATCAATGATTGATGGTAAAGATTATCCCATCAATGATATAGATGTGTTCTATGAAACAAATGTGCCAAATACCGATAACACTAGTAATAGGAATACTGAGACTAACGTATATGTGGGACCTTATTCTGAATTGATGAGTTTGGATAGTAGACATATGTCTTATAAAATTATTGATACAGATCGGGAAGGTATCTTCAATAATGTTTTTATTAATAAAGTTGGTGATAGCTATGATGTAACTGATTTTTCTTTTGTTTTAAAAGGATTTGATATTAACTGTTGTATGATTGGTATTGACTTGAGTAACAAAAAACTTTTATATACAAAAGATTTTGAAGAGTTTTTAACAACCAGACAATTAATGGTTTCAAACCCATATACACCTTGTCATACATCATTGAGGTTATTAAAAAAGAAGGAAGAATTAAATGTTTACTTGAATATTGAAAAAGAAATGAATTTTTTATCTCAAGTTTACCATTTATTTGATAACCCATTTAAAAGTGGTATGGGTAATGTGTTTGGTAATTTTTTTAGTGAAAAATATAAAGACTTATACAATAAATATAAAGATGTTATCTCAGAATATTTTGAACTACTAAGTTACACTGAGGCCAAGAGAAGATCTTTTATTAGTGTAAATGGACCAGACGCTATGATACCAAATGAATTGGTAGGTAGATGGACTATGTTACATAATTTATACGCTTTTTATCCTAAAAAATATGGTAAAGGGGAAACATACTTAGATTTTATACCTAATAGTTGTCGTGGACCAATTTCACTAAAAAAGATTTGGAATGTATTTGAACGTTCCAGTAAAAGTGAAATTAGGAAAGCGGAATTAATATTATCTGATGATAGAAGTAAACATTTTTTCTTTTCTATAGAAGGATTTCATAAATGTGATTTTAATGAAAAAAATATTGAAGAGTTTAATAAGATAGTTCATAATAATCAAATTTTAATTGATTGTATTGTTAAGGGTAAATTAAATCTACAAGAAGCTTTAGATTTTTTTAGTAGGATGAAAAAAATTATTTGTAAAGATAATGTGTTATTCATTGAAATGGTTATTAATAATGTTAATGAATCTCCTACCGGTATAACTAAAAGTAAACTGATGGATAATAAATATTTAAGTTCCATATTTGAAGATGAAAAAATTAAGAGGTCTAAATTATTAACAACACCATTAGATTTAAAAGATTTTGAATATGGTTCAAATGTTTATGAGTTAGTTACAGAATATGATTTATTATTCGCCAGTAAAAAATTACATAATTGTATGGCTAACCCAGCCCAAAACTACGATAAAAAAATAAAACGTAATCAAACTAAATTATTTCTTATTGAAACTGAAAACAATTATTCTGGGTTAGAGTTAACACATAATGATTTAGGATTCACTTTTAAAACCATATTAGGTATTAATAATGTACCAGCGGTTGGAAGACATAAGACACTGGGAGCTTATTTGATAAACTTTTTAAATCATCGTTTTTGGATGTTAAAATCAAATGAGATATTAAATAAATTAGATGAAAATAAAGTTTTCTTATCTAATAGTTTAAAATCTAGTTCAGATGACGTTAAACTAAAATGTGGTGTGAAAATGGCTAATAGATTTGGGGCTATATTTGAAGGTACTTCAAGTATGGGAGATTTACCGGTTAACATATTTCAAAATATTGGTAACTTTGATAGAGCCGATCCATATGGTATAGTTGATATTGAAGAGTTATTAAATGATCTTAATGAGGAAGTAGAAGCAGGACCAGAGCCAATAAGACCCTTAAATCCAGATACAAGACTAGAATTACTTGAAGAACTTAATAGAATAGTGATACCCCAATACCCCAATCGTATACATTTGGGTAATCGTGACCCTAATTATTAGTGACCGAATTTATTAAGTTAATTATTTTTTTATGTGTATCAGTTAATGGTCTATTAATTAATTTAATTAACTTAGTAGTTTCAATTACATAACTTGGTTTATGACCACTATCGGTTAGGTTATCATATCGATCACAAAGTTTTATTAATAATGATTCATCACTTATAGAATTAATTTTGTCAACCATATATTTAAATTTACCTTTAATTTTAATCATTTCCTTATCATTAGTTAATTCTTTTATGATATCAACTACTTTTTCATTGAAAAGATTTAACACTTCTTTTTCAGTACCAGATCCGGAATCAAAAATATCGTGTAAATATGAAGCGATAATTATATCCTCATCTTTAATTAAATTTGAGACCATATCACCAACCCTAAAAGAATGTTCATAATGTGGTTTTTTATCGTTCCTTTCAACATTTTTATGTTTTTCCTTACAATATTCTTTAGATATTTCAATCATTTGATTCATAATCTCTTTTTTAATATATTTATATAATATTATGAATAAGTATAGTCTTAAAAATTTAATTAGAGAAGCGATTCTTAATAAAGAAGATAATGATATTATCAACGCTGCCATATCATATCTGGTTAAACATAACGAATTTAATGTAAGTCCTGGTGTTATCCTAATGGCTAAAGCTATTTTATGTGATAAACGAAAGGGTAATAGTCGAAATTATAGTCAAATGGGTGAAGATGTGTTAGAACTTTGTAAATTTGTAATTGATAAGGTAACTGAAATAAAGGGTGTAGATCCTCAGTTATTCAGAACTATGGTTTTAGATGGAACTAATAGAAAATACCGGAAACTTTGGGATGAAGGTAATAAAGTTATTATTATTGGTGATTAAAAGATATTAAATATGATGAAGTTATCTAATATATTAAGTGAAATAAATCTAATGGAAGGTGATAAAAAATCTATGTCCAAATTAGAGAAGACTATAGAATTTTTAGACACAAAGAAAAAAGTTTTATTATTAACAACTTCAAATAGATGGGAAGGTGATAAAGAAGTCCCCAAATCATCATTATTAGCTAAAGCGATAAAGAAGTCACTCGGAGATAAAATAACCATCCTGGATGTCCCTAAATTGAAAATTTACCCATGTGAGGGTAATGTTAGTACTAAGGATGGTAATAAATGTGGTCTTAAAGAATCTATGTTGAAAAGTAAGGTTAAAAACCCTACCGGTGATCATAGATGTTGGGCTAGTATAAATAATCCAGATGATGAATTATGGAAAGTATCTAAAGAACTACTTGAATCTGACGCGGTTTTATTTTTCGCGAGTATTAGATGGGGACAAGCGAACGCCTTTTACCAAAAGTTAATTGAACGATTAAACTGGTTAGAAAATAGACATACCACATTAAAAGAAGATAATATAATTAAAAATATTAATTCAGGATTCATATGTGTTGGACAAAACTGGAATGGTGAGAATGTAGTTGAAACCCAAAAAGAAGTACATAAATTTTATGGGTTTAAAGTGGATAAAAAATTATACTGGAATTGGCAATATACTCAAGATGAATATGATGAGACAGCCAAATCTTATAAAGATTCTTTTGGTAAGTTTGAAGGGGATTTTAATCTTTAATTAGTTCTTCTAGTTCGTAAATATCTACACTATTATCACCATAATTTGTGATAATAACTTTATCATCCATTGTAGCGATACCGTGTGGAAAATTAAAACCAGATATATATTTTTTGTAAATTAATTCATTACCATTTAATTCAAAATGTAATAAAGAGTGTTTACCTTGTACCGTTATAAATCCGTTATTATCATTCATACAAATTGAATCAACTTGTCCTTCAAATACTAATTCACCTAATTTTTTCATTGATTGTAAATCGTAAATGTAAAGTGTTGAATTATTATCAATATATTCACCATTTTTTGTTGGTGCGTTTTCAGAAGTAATAATTAATAGTTTATCATCTTTAATTAAAATATCTTTTACTCTATCATTAAATTTAACATAATTAGTATGTTCATTTGTATTTAAATTTATAAAGTAAATTCCACTATTTAGTTTATCGTTACTAGCAACTATGATGTTATCATTGTCAATAAATCTACAACCATGAACTCTTAAATTTTTCTTTACTATTATCTCTTTAATGAATTTAATTTTTCTATTTTCTAATTTAAATATTGATATAGAACCATCAATATGTTCTGGACTTAAAGCGTTAGCGGTAATAATGGTGTTATCTTTAAAATCAATTAAATCAATATAAACACCACAATCAATTTCATCAATAATATTGAAACTATTATTGTTAATATCAATTAGATATATTTTTTTACCTAATAAAGATGGTACTAATATAGTATTATAATCAACAAAACTTACACTTGTCGCAGTAGCTAATCTGGTTTCTTTTCCACAATATAATTTTTTGTATTGTGATAAATCTAACTCCGGTAATTTAAATTTTATCATTAAAATTTATTTTTTCACACTCTTTTATTATTATTTGGGGATTAGTCCAACTTCTTGTTGATCTTTTTTTGTTCAATATACTTACGTAACCATTCCTTAATTTTGAACTAAAATTAGTTTCTGATTTTATAGTCAAATTTTTAGTGTGTAATCTTCTAAAAAAGGAAGTATTTTCAATTGTTTTAGTCGTGAAATTATTAAATGACATTCTTTCTAAAAACTCAGTATCAGCAGCACATCTCCAGTTTTCATAACCAATTACTTTCTCAAAAATTTTTCTGTTAACACCCAAAACTCCGTGAGCTAATTTCATACCACCTTTAGGTGTTCCATTAACTAATTCAACATATTTAAATCTAATGGCATCAACATCTATTATTTCATTGTAAAAATTTTGTAACATACCATCTTTCATTAAGTCATCGGAGTCAAAAAAAAGTATGTATTGGTATTTTGTCTTACCGATTAAATTGTTTTTAACAACGAATGGTCCTGAATTATCTTCAAAATAATAGGGTTTAGTTTTTTTAAATAAATCACTATTTTTATTTATGTGATTTAATGTTGATTCACAACCATCTACACCAATTATTATCTCATAGTTAAAATTAATATTTTGAGATAAAATTGAATTAATACATTCAGAAAGATATTCTGGGACTTGAAATGTTGGTATTATAATTGAAACCCCCTTTTTCATTCGTTATTTACCCATTAATTCCTGATCCAACAAATAAAGACCAACACTATTATTTTTTAATAACTTAGCTTTTTGAATTAGTAATGTAAATTTACCTTCTTCTTCAAGTTGTTCTTTAACAAACCATTGTATGAAATCATATGTATTATGGTCTTTAATTTCTAATGAATGATTGGCGATTGAAACTATATTTTCAGTAACATCTTTTTCCATATCTAAAGAATCTAAAAATACTGTTAGTAAATCAAATTCTTCTGTAAATGTATCTGTTGTACAGATTTCACCTAAATCATATTTAAAATTATGTTCAACACCCATATCAACCATATAATCTAAAATTTTCATCATATGTGTTCGTTCTTCATCTGATTGGTCTCTAAAAAATTTATGTAATCCTTCAAAACCATTTAATTTACAGTGTAGTGCGGTTCTTAAGTAGTAAAGTTGTGATGTTAATTCAAGTTGTATTTGTTTATCTAATGATTTTTTGATTGTTGAGTCCATTGTCTTTATTTTTCTAAATTTTATTATTATATTACAACTATAATCATAAAATAAATTAATATCAATAGAAACTATGTTTTTTAATCGTTTAAATCAGAAAATTATACTTTGTAACGAGAAATTTGAAATTATTAAGGATAATGTCAAACTTAAACACATACCCAGGGAAGGTGAGTATGTATTTTTTGGTGATGAAAGGGTATATTGGCTAGTTTATAAGATTATTTACAATATTTCATCCACTAATATTATTTGGGTTGTTGTAATTCCTACTGAACAAAATCAAAATGGTTAATATTTATTATTATGAAATTTATAAATATTTTAAAAGAAGATGATAATACCAATCAATGGACTAAAGAACAAATTGGTATTGTTAAATTAATAATCAAAAAGGGTTATAGTGATACTGAATATACTAACATAATTAACTACTTAGTTAGTATTGGTTTTGATAAAGAAGAGGCTATTGATGGATATTATTTATTTAAAAATAATGTTGATGATGAAGGTAATTTTGATGTTACAACAGAACCTGATACGGATAAACATTGGGAAGATTTTTCCAATGAAGTATTAGCTTTAGCTATTCATTTAGAAATTGATCCTAGTGAAATTGAAGAGGAACACTATAATCACTATGGTTTAACATATTATAATACATCTGAAGGTGAGTATGCGGTAGGTACTGAGTCTGAAGCTGAAGATGCTGCGGAACAAGCTGCTGAGAATTTAGTTGATGAGGGTATAGTTAACTCAGATTTTATTAAAGATTATATTACAATGACAGATACTGATAGACATCTTTATGCTCAGGAGGACGCTGATAATCGAGTTGACGATATGAGTGATGATGATATTATTGAAGAAAAAGATCTTGAAGATGAAATATCTATGATTGATGCGGAGGAAAGTGATAATAATGATAGAATAAGTGAATTGGAATCTGAAGTGGAAGAACTTGAAGATGAGTTAAGAGAATTAGAAGAAGATGAGGAGCTTGAAAGACAAGAAGAAATCAAGGATGAATTATTAACTCTTAATTCTCAAATACGGGAATTAGAAGGTATTGATTATGACGGTAAAAAGGAAGATATTATAAGTGTTGCGAGAGAAGAAATAAGAGAAGAATATTATGATAGTATGTATAGTGAATTAGAAGACCCAGTTGAATACTTTGTAGATACCCATGGTTTTTATACACTTGAAGAGTTAATTAAAAATGGACCTATTTACATTGACAATCAAAAATTGATTAAAGATATCGTTAGTGAAGATGGTAGAGGATCACTTTTATCTGGTTATGATGGCGAAGAGAATGAACAAGATTATGACAATGAAACGTATTATATTTATAGAGTAAACTAATGAAAGATTTAAAATATATTATAAGGGAACAATTAGAGGGTAAGATTTGTGAGGTAGTCACTAAATATTTAAAATCAGTATGTCATTATGAAAATATAAACGGACAACCCACATTTTTTTTAGAGAATTCTGATGAAGATGGCTATTTTAATATGAGATATCCAATTAATACGAAAGATGATTATTGGGATTTTTTTTATGATGTAGAAGATTTTATTATTGAAAAATTTGATTTTGATAGTGAAGAAGTAACGGATTGTATTGAAATTTTTATTGATAATAAAATTGGTGATGAGATGATGGGAAAGATTATGTTGGACGAAGCTGAAGGTGAAACCGGTGGTGATACTGGTGATACTGGTGATACTGGTGGTAGTGGTGGAGGTGGTTCTACAACTGATACTGGTGATTCTGGTTCTAATGGTGATGAGAAGACATCGGCCAAAGGTAAAGAATGGGAATCTGGTTTAACTAGAGGTCCAAGTAACCCTATTACTTATGACACGGTATGGGCTGGTCAAAGAGGTTGGGAAGGTATTAAATCATATTCAAAACAAAGAGGTAAAGCTAATCCAATATGGTAATGAGAAATTTAATTAAAAGAATACTAAAAGAGGGTACAGAACCCCAATTAGATAAAATAATAACTATACTACTTAAAAAATACCCTAATCCAATGGAAGACCTTATGGGTGGTATTAAATACTTAAAAGAAATAGGGTTTGATAATGAAGAGGTTAGTAAAGTATTTAGATATTACCTTAAAGGTATGTTCGCCAACCACCCAACATTGAATATCTACTACCAAGTATTTGATTCTATATTTAGAATAGATGATCTTAAATCTGAATTTGAAGTTGTATATGATGATGATGAATATGGTGATGAGATTGAAACGGAAGATCAAAACCATATGATATTTAATCTTTGGGATGTTAATGATGAATATGGTGATCCTACCCAAGTAATGAATTGGTATGATGTTGGTTATTGGGACGATTATGGTCAGGGTCGTATTATGAATACAACCAAAGCTCCCTACTTAGATATTGATAACGATTATTTAGATATATTAAAGACTTTATTTGGTGTTAAATGGAAAGGACCTTTTAAGAAATGGTTTGAAGATAGATTTGATTTAAAAGTTAAAACAATAGGATAAATGAAACAATTAATTAAAAGAATATTAAGAGAACAAATAGTTAAAAATGAGGATGGTATTTGTGATATTTTAACTTGTAATAAACTTACAGAAGTTTTATCTAAAATAGATCATAGTAAATTAACACCAAAACAGAGTGTAAATTTAAAGGGTATTATTGGGAGATATAATAGAGATGTTAAAAACAACTTAAAAGATGTTCCTACTAGTGGTGGTTTAAAGGGTATGACTGGGGATTCAGAGAAAGACTTCTGTGATATGGCTTTATCAGAAATACAGACATTAATATGTAAACCAACTCAAGAGTAACTACTCAGCGTCTGGTAAATCATTTAATGTGTAATTTTCATAAATAAATTTCTTTATGATAGAATCATCTTCGTGATCATCTTTCCAGGTATCAAAATTGAAACCATTATAAGAAGGGCTAAAGTCATCGTCATAAAGTTCTGATCCCCAAGTTTCAGAAATGTACCCTCTATTACTGTCAAGTGATTCAACCCATTCAACGTAACTACCACTTTCAATTATTCTGATAGTACTCTTACTATCCGCTTTAAGTCTGAATTCAACTCTTATATAACCAGAGTTATCTGATTCATAAGACTCTATTGAACTAATTTTATATTCTCTAGCCATATCTAATTTTTACTATAATTATCTCATATTTTTAAAAATGTGAGAAATAACATCAACCGTCCATCCATTACCAATCATTTTTCTAATTTTATTTTTTGACAATCCAATGTTACTATAATTTACCGGTAATGTTTGTAATCTTTCCAATTCATTAATAGTGTAACTTCTAAAATTTAATTCAGAATCCACTACATAATCCAGTGTAGATTCTCCGGTTAAAAGACAATTAGATTTTTTAGTTTTTAATGGTAAATACTCTTTATGTTCTTTAGTCCTTGGTGTACTATCAATACCATGTAATTGTCTTATTCTTTTCCTTTCTGATCTACCAAGTTCCGTTCTGGTCTCATAAATAGTGTAAGGTATTTCAACTCTATTATTTAATCTAATAGTCTTACCATTTTTGGCGGTCAACTGATATTCACCATCACTATCAAACTCAATTTTAACACCCCCAACATTTTTATCTAAAATATCTTTTAATTCAATCCCCATATCCATTGGTTGTTCAATACCTGGTATGTTAGTCCAATACAATCTCCGTCTATGTTGACTAGACACCAAATGAGAATTGATCAAGATGGGTTCAACACCAAGGTATTCTGTAATAACATTCTCAGATGTTTTTTTCATCCTAACATTTTCAAGTAAAAAGTATTTAGGGTTTAATTCATTTTTTAATCTAACAAATTCAAAAAATAATTTACTCCTTGGATCTTCAAAGTTCAATTGTTTACCAGCGAAACTGAAGCCTTGACATGGACTACCACCTATTAATAAATCTATCTTTGGTAAAGTATCACTAACTAATTTAGTGACATCACCAACCTGGATTGTATTGGGATAATTGTGTTGTGTAACCTTAATGGCGTCTTTATCAACCTCTGAAGCGTAATAATTCTCATATTCGATACCTACCCTATTGAGAGCGATTTGACCACAGGACATTCCATCAAACAGACTTAAAACATTCATTTTCTATTTTTTTATAAAGTTCATCAATAGTACCATCATTCGTAAATAACACATCCGGAGTTATTTTTTCCATTTCCGTTTCCGAGGGGTGTAAATCTAAAGATGTTAAAGATGGTCTAACCACTTTCCATACGACACCACCCAACGTTTTAATGATATCAACCTCATGTTGAAATCTAACATCCGGTATTACAACAGATAAATTAGGATTTTTCTTAATTTCCTCATTGTACCAAATCTTAAATCTATGAACCCATATGTGTCTACCAATGTGGGATAAATTAACCGTGTGTTTATGGATATCATATTGTAACATTTCTGTTCCCATTATTTGTAAAACTTCTCTGGCTGAGATTCCCCAATTAGGATCAATGGTTTCTTTATCATCACCCCATAATTGTTCATCTGTAAAACAAAAGATTTCCTTGGCCGCTTTCTTTAAGGGATCAGCGAATGAGTAACGAATAAATCCGTGTGAATTAATTAATAAATTGGCTGACGTATCTTTCCCTGATCGTTTTAACCCTAAAATACCTACTATTGACATAACATTAATTTTTTATCAAAGATACTAAATTAATATGATATAATCAAATAATTTATTTTTTTAGGTTAGATTCTTTTAAAATAGTATGTAATATTTTTTTAAAACTTTCAACTTGTCTATCTAAAGGTAAAGAATTTAACCATGTACCTAAATCAGTAGCCTTAATGGTTCTTTTCATAGTTTCATCACCCCATTTAGATGGTTGAGTACCTTTGGGATATTGAACTATAATCTCAAGTTCATTTTTTTCTGGTGATATTTTGTTAATAACTATTTCAATACCAGACTCAGAAGTTTTTCTAAAAGCGTCACCCTCTTTTTTAAAACCTAAACGATTAATGATTTCCCAAATCTCTTTAGTGTTTTCAAGTTTAATTTCCCCATCTTCAATTCCATCAATTAAATCATCAATATGTTTTTCAATTTGTCTGTAAGTATCAGCCATCTCTTCTTTATCCGGATAACTTTCATACCAAGCACCTTCAAGACTTATATGGTCACCATTTATTTCAAGATCTTTTAAATCTGATAGTGTAGTAACCATTGGATTAGTAATAACCATTTTTAATAAATCTTTCCATGGGATAAAAATATCAGCACTACCTTTACCTTGAAACTTAACACCTTTTTCATATTCATCAGTCACACCTTTACTCCTAGATCTACCAAGAGCGTAACCATAATCACTTAAGTAATCAGTAAAAATTCTATCAGCTTGTTTTGGAAAGTTTAATTCTAAAAAATCACTAAACTCACCTTCATCAAGACCATCAGTTTTAATACGAGTTGAAATATTAAGATCGCCAACCATATCAGCTAGAATTGATATTTTTTCTCTTACATCTTCAGGAAGACCTCTCTCCATATATTTAAGTTCATCATCGTCAACTTCTTCACTATAACCATAATGACTATTGGCCATATTGTAAAACCATGTATCTTCTTCAGATAACCCACTAAAATATTTTCTCCAATCTTCAGAATCCATATGTAATTTAATACCTTTTGTATCAAACTCAACAAAATTGTTTCTATTATCATAAAAAAATTCACCAGATATTTCTCGTGAATTTAAAATGTCATCCATTTCTCTTTCACTCTCATAATCTTTTTTAATGATTTTTCTAATTAGATTGGCCAATTTACCAATACCTCTATCAACTTTTTCAGTTAACTCATATTGACCATCTTCCCTATAATTATTTAAAAATAATCTATAACTTTTAACTAATTCATCCTCCACATCATCAAAACCATAATCTATTAATTTACCATTAAAAGTATTATAACTGGGAACTGTTTTGAACAGTCTATTAAATAACTTAAGTAATTTAATCTCTTTTTCTGTGAATTTTTTTGAAGCCATACTATAAATATCTTTTTAAACAAAAAAAACAAAAAAAACGAAAAAATAATCATTTATAGTACCTGATCAATGGGTTGAGTTCTCTTTTCAATTTGTTCTAAATTAAGTGATAATGGTGTATTACGATCAAAAACCTTAACAATAACGTCAACACTATTTTTTGAATGGTCAATTTTATCAATAAACCCATTAAATCCTTTAAAAGGTCCATCAGTAACAACAATACTCTCACCCACGATTAGTAAGTTAACTGTTTCTTGACTCCCTTCAATATTACCAATAATACTATTTAATTCACTTTTTCTTAGGGGTAGTAATTTCTTATCCCCAGACTTAAGAAACCCAGATACGTATTTAACCATTTCAATTTCTTTAACCACATCCGGATTGGGTGAATCAGTTTTAAATTCAACCAACATATAACCTGGTAAAAGATTTTTGGTCATTACGATTTTCTTACTATCCTTTATTTTAACCACTTTTTCTTGTGGGACTAAAACTTGACTAACGTATTTGTCAAAACCTTCAACCATTGTGATATGTTCTTTTATTTTATTCTCTTTAGCGTTGGCCACTCTTAGAGTGTACCAATTAGTTTTTTCATTTGAAATTGTACTCATATCGTTTTTTTATTATTTAAGGTATTGATTAAAAAGGTTTAATATCTGGTAGTATAAATAATCGGCTAAAACACCTTTATCTTCTAAAATTCTTTTTCTTTCCGGTTCATTTAAGTAAGTCCTTAAACTATGTAAATCATTATTCTTGTAGTGATCAGTTAGGACATCTAATTCCTTCTCTGAAAGTAAATCGCTTAAATTCATTTTTTTAACATTATTATTTTCTGTAGTCATATTAGGTTTTGTTGTTGTATTAAAATTAGGTTTTGTTGTTGTATTAAAATTAGGTTATTTTACTTTAACTAATGTTTTGGTCTGTACAGATTTGACTGACCAACTTTTAAGATCTGGATTTAAAATCTTAACTAAGGATATTTTATCTCCATACTCATACATTCTAACTTTACCTAAATTAGAATGTTCAACCAGTTCATTTTCTTTGAAGATTTCTTTTTTCATGTTATTTGATTTTTTAAATGATAAGTGATCCCGACAGGATTCCAACCTGTAACCCTTGTCTTAGAAGGACAATGCTCTGATGCGGTTGAGCTACGGGACCAATATTTATGTATGTTGAGTACAAATGTAATGATTATTTTTAATAAAACAAATTTATTTTTTAAAAAACAAGTAGTAGAAACTTAGAACCCCACCTTTTGGGGGTTACAGAGAACAGATATTTCTACCCCTAAGTTAATTTTATGTCTTGAAAACTACTACTTGTTATTAAATCTACTTACAACTACCTCTACCATATTTCTATGAGTCACTGTCCTGATTGTAAGTTGTAGTCTTTAGAACTACTAGATTTAATGTGTTTACCTGTCACTCCAAGTGTGTGAATAATCTGTTATTACCATAATAGGGCCAGTCATTATCTATCCACAAACAACTCCCTCTTGGTGTGGGATATACATCTTATATCTATCACTAGACAAATTCCACTGTATTTGTTTGCTTTTAGCGGGTAAATATTTGTGAGTACAAGTTATCTCCTCTTACTATGGGATACAAATTATAGTGCTTGCGAGACCTTGTATCCTCTTACTCGGTAGTATAGTCAATCAGAGACCCCAGCTAGGATGTTTAGAGTCCAGCGGTGGCTTTACCTTGTACTCAATGTAGTCATAGCAGGACTTGAACCTGCATCATCCTAACCCAAGTTAGGGTTCTACATTGAGCTATATGACTGTTTGCCTGTCTTTCCAGGCTGTCTGACTACTATGCTATACCGTCATTCCATTTACCTTTATATAGTACTCCATCTACTCTGTCGTTAGCGCTATCATATGCAAACATGATATCAAAGTCCTTGCGATACCCAAGTGATATTAACTCTACGTAATCGTAGGCTTTTGCATCTATATATGCAGTACACCAGTGACCACAGGACATGAGGCTATGTGTAAACTTTATCTTTTTAATCTTATGTTTTTTTGTGGATGTTTCCAATACTATTGTCTTTGTCATATGTCCTTTGTTTTTAGTTGTTAATAATTTATACAGACCAAGACCTAAACCCAGACCCAGACCAAGACTCAGACCAAGACCTAGACCAAGACCCAGACTCAGACCAAGACATAGACTCAGACCAAGACATAGATCCAGACCAAGACCTAGACCTAGACCCAGACCTAGACCAAGACACAGAACAAGACCAAGACCAAGACCTAGACTCAGACCAAGACCTAGACCCAGACCAAGACCAAGACCTAGACCCATACCCAGACCTAGACCAAGACTCAGACCAAGACCTAGACCAAGACCCAGACCTAGACCAAGACTCAGACCTAGATCTTTTTTGTTTTTTTCCTCTTATCATTTCTATTTATTTTAAATTGTTAATGTGTTGAGGATGAGAAGTCCTTTGTGTTGTCTATTACTGCTGCGTCCCTAGGGAACCATTCCTTTCTCAAGGGAACAACACAATTTTGTGAGTACAAGTTATCTCCTCTTACTATTTAACAGTAGGTGGCTTCCTACATCTATTAACTCAGTTTTATTTCTTTGTGTTAATAGTCAATCAGAGACCCCAGCTAGAGTTTATATAATTAAATAATCACCTAATTACACTCAGCGGTGGCTTTACCTTGTACTCAGTATTTTTAATTTCAAAGAACTAATTTTTTATAACATTAATTGTTTAACAAAAGTAAGTATTTTTTTTAAATATAACAAGTGTTTTATTTATAAATTTCAACAAACTTTGAATTAACTGAATCATACTCTTCTTGTGTCATAGATATCCAAGCACTATAATCAAAAGTTGATGATTTAAAGGTATCAACTATCTGTCTCCCTTCAGTTTCATCTAATAACACTAAGTTATCTTTCCACCTATAACTTTGTTGTAGAAACAATCTTTTGTTAGTTTTATGTTTCCAAACTTTTAAACCATGTTCATTTAGTTCCATATTTATTGATCTTCTCCAAATTCGTTAACACACATTTCATATTCATCTTCTGTCAGTTCTATTAAGTTATGTGAATCAAAGTATCTATACATTCTTAAATCTTTACAGATATTGTCAAATTCACTTCCTTCACTACTATCAAAACCATCAGTCATAAAAACCTCATCAATGAATTTAATGTCATCGTATTCTATACCCCTCCTTTTACAATAGATATAACCAGATTCTAATATCATTAAGTTTTTATGACTTCTTTTTAACTTTCTCATATTCTTTTTTTTTGTTGTTAGGACAAGATTCGAACTTGTATAAGTGAACTAATCGTTTCTTAACCATCACATTCATTAGTGATGTACATATACCACTCTGTCACCTAACAATGTTTAGGAAAGTAGAAGATGGGTGTGTGGACATCTACTTTTACGATTGGCATTACTTTGGCTTTTAACCCCCTCTCCCGCATGAGCAGTATTCCCCAATCAACCTATTTTTTTAAAATAATTATTTTTTTGTTTGAAGTAGGGGAGTCGAACCCCTCCAACAGGTCGATCCCTGTTTCCCATATTTAAAAGTAATTACTCCTTTATTTTTTGGTCTCATACCCCAGTTAATGTACAATCCCTGGTGGTCAAAGCATTCCCACAAATGCTACTTCAAATTTTATTATTTACTTTTTATTTTCTAATAATTTAACACCCAGTATACTTTCTAACATTGAATTACCATTTCCACCGGAACTACCACCATTAAAATACGTAGCCGGTAAAGAGATCTTAGACATCGCTTCAGCTACACCAATCTTAGTCTTCATTTCAAAATCCGCTTTATCCCAAGGAGTTAAACCAGCAGATACTAATTTAGCGTTCGCATAAGCTTGAGCATCGGCATCAATTCTTGTTTTCTTAGCTTCCAATTCAGCGGCTTCAGCGGCAATCTTTTGTTTGAATTTATCTTGTTCAGCCAACTTAACAGTTGTTTCAGCTTTTACAACTTGTTGTGTTTGAATTTGTTTTTCTTTATATTC